ATTATACTTTCTATTTTAAAGTAGAAAATCTAAAAATGTTATCTGGTGATTATGATGTTTCAGTATCTTCAAAGTCTATATCTCACTTTAAGAATAAGAAACTACCTATTGAATACTGGATTGCTCTTGAACCAGACAGCACAATTACTAAGTAATTTAAATTATATTATGAATGGAGTGAAGAATGAATACAGACTTTTTATGGGTCGAAGAATATAGACCTGCCAAGATTGATGATTGCATATTACCGCCATCATTAAAAACACTATTTAAGTCCTTTATCAAGAAAGGCGAATTATCTAATCTATTATTTTCTGGTACACCAGGCATAGGTAAGACCACAGTTGCAAAAGCATTATGTGAAGAATTAGATTGTGACTGGATTATGATTAACGGTTCTGAAGAAGGTGGTATTGATGTATTAAGAAATAAGATTAAAAACTTTGCATCTACTGTATCACTATCTGGTGGTAAAAAAGTAGTTATACTTGACGAGGCAGATTATCTAAATCCACAATCTACACAACCTGCATTGCGTGGCTTCATAGAAGAGTTTCATAAGAACTGTAGATTTATTCTTACTTGTAATTTTAAGAATAGAATTATAGAACCTTTGCATAGTAGATTTTCTAATATTGAATTTAGAATCAATCCAAAAGATAAACCTAAATTAGCAAGTCAATTGTTTTCAAGAGCAACTTATATTCTTAAAGAACAAAATGTTGACTTTGAAGAAAAGGTACTTGCTGAATTAATCAAGAAACATTTCCCAGACTTTAGAAAACTTATTAATGAATTACAAAGATATTCTGTAAGTGGTACTATTGATGCTGGTATACTTGTTAATGTATCAGATGAAAACTTAAAGACACTTGTAACTCACCTTAAAGGTAAAGAGTTTAGTGATATGAGAAAATGGGTTGTCAATAATCTTGATAATGACCCGGTTAAAATCTTTAGAAAAATTTATGATAATATGTATGATAGTTTACAACCAGAAACTATACCTCATGCTGTTTTAATTATTGCTGATTATCAGTATAAGTCTGCCTTTGTTGCAGACCAAGAAATCAATTTAGTTGCTTGTCTAACTGAATTAATGTCTCAGGTGAAGTTCAAATGAGTAGTATAGGGAAATACCTTAACCACGATTTAATCGCTAAAGACTTTACATATTCTGAATGGTATCATTATAAAGATGTATCAAAGGCAGCAAATCAATTTGAGAGTGTTGTTTATTCAATTGTTTATAGTGTAGATAAACCAACTGTACCTCCTAACAAGTTTACAGATTCTCCTTTTATTAAAATAGGAACTTCATCTGGTAAAGGTTTTGGTATGTCAGATGATAGTATGTCAAATAAACACAGGACTAATAGAAGAAAACCAACAACTCAACCAAAAGATAGGTGGGGCGACCATAAAGTTATTATGAATTTAGGCACAGAAGCAAATCAACTTAAAAAAAACATAGGTAATTTAAGAGCTGCATGGGCACCTGTGTTTGAAAAATACGGATTTGGGCCTAAACTAACTAGAAATATTTGGGTTAGTTTTTTGATTCCTAATGACTCAATGAATTTTAGAGATTCTTCAATGTTGTGTGAGTGGATGGAAATAAATTCAATAAACGACCATATACAAAAATTTCAAGGTAGTGCTCCTGTAGCAGATTTAAAATATCAAAGTATGTCTGATAAAGAAAGAAGAGGATTATGTCTTCAAAAAGAAAAAGCATTTAAATCAAATAGAAGTACTAGATTTTCCAATGATGAAGATTACACAGATAAACTTACAAATAATTCTAAAAACTTTAGAGATAAACCATCAGACTTGACTTCCTTCTTAACTAAAAAAATGAAAAGGGCATTGTAATGTATGAATTAAAAGAATACTTAAACGCAATAAACTTTACAAAGAAAGACTTAATGAAGTCTGAAGACGATTTATGGAAGAAGAAGTATCCTGCTTTTATTGTAAATAAGATGTTATCTGCTTTTTCAGATACCATAATGCTTGTAAATGAGATGAATAGAAATCATTTCATAGACAAAGATATGCAATTTCAATTTCTACTAAATAGTATTAGAACTAAGAAACGCTATAGTCCGTTTCTAAGGGCGAGTAAACTAAAAGAGATTGAGTGTGTAAAAGAGTATTATGGTTATAGTAATGATAAGGCAAAGTCCGCTCTTGATATACTCACCAATGATGAGATAAAACTCATCAAGGAAAAATTATATAAAGGTGGGATAAAATGAATGTATTAGATAATAGTTGGGACCCAGGTAATATGCTGGAAGTCCAATTAAAAGAACCAGACGATTTTTTAAAGGTTCGTGAAACACTAACTAGAATTGGTGTTGCCTCTAGAAAAGATAAAAAATTATTTCAATCGTGTCACATACTACACAAACAAGGTAGATATTTCATAACGCATTTTAAAGAACTATTTGCGTTAGATGGTAAAGAAGCGAACTTAACCGAGAACGATATTGAAAGAAGAAATACAATTGCTCAATTATTAGGCGATTGGGGATTAATTGCAATAGTTAATGCCACAGTTGCTGAAAAGAAAGCGCCTCTATCACAAATAAAAGTTTTAAGTTTCAAAGAAAAGAATGAATGGGACTTACAAGCAAAATATAATATAGGTAAAAAAATAGATGAAGGCACCGAAGTTTAGAGAATTTATATCTGAAGCCAATGGCGAGCAGAAATATAAATTAGTTATAATTACAGATGAGCCTGAAAAGGCAAAAACTTTTCATACTGCTGATAGGTTAAAAGAAGAGGCAGAAAAGTTAGGTTGGAAACATTATCTGTATAAACTCACTGGCGGTTATTCTACATACGAAGATGGCATTTTTAGATTACATAATAAAGATGACGAAAAAGGATTTGCAGTTTCAAGTGTTGATACAATAACTATTATTAGAGGTTCAGTTGTCAGAAGAGACAGTTGGATGGATATCATATCATCATTAGAAAAACATAGTATTTGTGTAATTAACAGTAGAGAATGTATTAGTATATGTACAGACAAGTATAGAACAGCATTAAGACTTTCTGATTATGGTATTAGACAACCTAAAACTACACTTATAAATGACCCAGAAAAATCAGCATTAGCATTTGATAAACTAGATACACAAATGCCTGTGATTATGAAAACTTTAAGAGGCTCAAAAGGTGTTGGTGTATTGTTTATCGAATCAGAAAAAGCATTAGATAGTATTGTACAATTAATTTACAAACAAGATGAAGATACAGATTTACTTTTACAAGAATATATTAAAACAGATTATGATGTTAGAGTATTAGTATTAGGCAATAAAGTTTTAGCGACAATGAAGCGACCAGTAATTGAAGGCGACTTTAGAAGTAATGTATCCCAAGGCTCTAAACCAGAAAAATTAAAACTAACAGAATTAGAAATAGAAGAAAGTTTAAAGGCTGCAAAAGCAGTTAATGGATTATGGACTGCTGTTGACTTTATACCAAGTAAGAATAGAGAAAAAGAACCACCATTTGTTATCGAGGTAAACTCATCTCCTGGTACTGAAGGTATGGAAGAAGCAAGTGGTCAAAATATTAGTAAAGAGATTATAGAATTCTTTGCTGACAAAAATAATTGGGTTAAAGTACCTAGTGAATGTGGATTCAAAGAGATTGTAACTATCAAACCATTTGGTGAAATTGTTGCAAAGTTTGATACTGGTAATTCAGGTATGCCAGTTATTCATGCTGACAAAATAAATGTAAAAGATAAAAAAGTTACATGGTCATTAGGCGATAAAACAATTACAAGTGATATAATTCGTAAAGAAGAAATATCAGTAGGTGGTTTAAGAAACTATGATGAAACTAGATATGTTGTTAAACTAGATGTCGAGTTCTTAGGCACTATATATGAAACAGAATTTACTTTAGATGATAGAGAAAATAGAACGCCAATTCTATTTGACCGAGAGTTTATGAGTAGAGTAAATGTTATGGTAAATCCAGATAGAAAATATGTGGTTACAACCAAATATAGTTTAGACTAGTGCTTTACAACATAACATTTTTGTGTTATAATTATTTTAATTATGAAAGTGAGGTAAATTACAATGGCAAAATCGCATCAATCAGACAATCCCTTATTCAAGGCATTACTTAAAAAATACGAAGCAGATATAGCAGCCGCATTTGCTGTTCTAATTGTATATTTCGATAGTTCAGTAGGCATAGGCGAACACCCACAGTTTATTGAAGAGATGGATAAACAATTAGATATCTTGGCATCTGCTGAAGAAAAACTAAACGCCCTAAACAAACACTTTAACAATACACAAATATAGTGAAATTCTATACGAGTGTACTGCCACATAAAGGTCGACTGCTCGTTCGTGGTATCGACCATGATGGTAGTCATAAGAAGTTCAAAGTAAATTACAAACCATCTTTGTTTACTCCTGTTCAAAAAGAAACAGGATACAAAACTTTAGATGGTCGTAATGTAGCAAAGATACAACACGACAGTATGTATGAGGCAAGAAAGTGGATTGACGAATACAAAGGTGTAACTAACTTTGAATATTTTGGTAATACAAGATTTCAATATCCATATATTGCAGATAAGTTTCCAGGCAAGATTGATTGGGATTTAAAACAGATAAGATTAATCACAATTGATATTGAGTGTGAAAGTGAAAATGGTTTCCCTGACCCTAGTGTTGCAAGTGAACCTTTAATTTGTATTACTGTAAAAGACCATGCAAGAAAAAGTATTATTGTTTTTGGTTGTGGTAACTTTGTTAATGACCGTGATGATGTAAAGTATTTTAAATGTTCTACTGAAAGAGACTTGATACAAAAGTTTACTAAGTTCTGGACTGCTTACAATCCTGATATCGTGACAGGTTGGAATGTTAAGTTCTTTGACATACCTTATTTGATGAATCGTTTTAGATATCTTATGGGTGATGAATTTGTAAATCAATTTAGTCCTTGGGGTATCGTAACTTCTAATAGTGCAAAGATAACTGCTAAAGGATTCAATAGAGAACAAAACTATTATGATATTCTTGGTGTTTCAGTTTTAGATTATCTTGACCTATATCGTAAACATACATTTATTAGACAAGAAAGTTATAAACTAGAT